ACCCGGATCATTTTAACCCGGACCTGGAGAAGCTGCGGTCGCAACATTGGAAGTATCGCCTATGCGGCTTGTGGATATATATTAACGGCACTCCGACTTATATCCCATGGTCCTACTACATGTACCTCCAATGGTGTCCGTTGGATGTGGGTTATCCAGCGTACCGGGATACAGATCGACGATTCTATTACGTGTGGGAATATTGTGTAGAGGACCCGCGTTGTGCTGGGCTGGTAGACATCGAGCGGCGGCGCATGGGAAAAACCTATAAGAGTGGTTCCATCTTGTTAGATCGGACTTCTATTGCTGCTCACCATCATGGTGGCATACAAAGCAAAACAGGTATGGATGCCAAGGCGGTGTTTTTAAAGACGGTCGTGCCCTTCTTTAAAAAGTATCCGGATTTCTTTCGTCCGATTTACGATCAATCGAAAGGGCTGTCTCCGTCTACGGAATTGCGCTTCTTTCAGACCACTATTCGCGGAAAGCGGTCCGATATGTTGATTGATCAGCCCGAACTGGAAAGCTGGATTGATTGGGGCAGTGCGGAGCCGTTCCATTATGATGGCTCCAAGCTGAACACCTATATCATGGATGAGTACGGTAAGACGCAGGAGGTATCCGTATGTGACCGATGGGACGTGGTGCGCTTCTGTTTGGATCAGGATGGTGAATGGTGTGGCAAGGCGCTACTGACGTCGACGATCGAGGAAATGGAGAACGGGGGTACGGAAGCCAAGCAGATTTGGGAGCAAAGCGATCCAAAACAGCGCGATGCGAACGGGAGAACGAAGACAGGATTGTACCGCTTCTTTTTACCGGCCTTTGAAACCACCTATTTTGATGAATTTGGCATGCCCGAAACGGAACGCGCCAAGACCTATTATCTGAATCAACGCGCCGGATTAGCGAACGAACCCCGGCAGCTGTCGTCCATGATCCGAAAGAACCCTTTTACCATTGAGGAGGCCTTTCGGATAGACGGCGACCGGTGTTTGTACGATTCCCAGAAGCTCAATGAACAACTCGATTGGCTGTCCTGGAGAGAGAACTTAGTGGAACGGGGGAATTTCGAATGGGAGAACGGCGCGCGGTTTACGAAAGTGATCTGGAAGAAAATGGTGAACGGGCGCTTTCAAATGCCGACGTCCTTCCAGTTTGAAAATCCCAACGCTGTCATTCAGACAGCCGCCGGATACGCGCCGAACAATACCGTACGGTTTGCTATGGGATGTGACCCGTTTAAGTACGATAAAGTGAAGGATCAGCGCAGATCGAAATGCGCCGCCTATGCCTTTCAAAAGTTCAACCCGAATGATGAATTTTTCTCAGATGCTTTTGTCTGCCGATATACCTACCGCGCATCGACGACCGGGATGCAATACGAGGATGTGCTAAAAATGGCGTGGTATTTCGGCTGTCAAATCCTTTTTGAAAGCAACGTGGATAATTGGAAAGAATATTTCCGTAATCCAGCATTCAGCAAAGTGAATTGCTCCGCCTTCTTAATGACGTTGCCGGGAGAGACAGAACCAGGCCTATACAGTGATGGCGGTGGGCGCACCCATCAGCTGATCTGCGATCTCACCGAAGACTACATTGAAAAATATATCAAAAAGGTATTTTTCAAAGAGCTCATCAGCGATTGGCTGATTTTTAACCTGGACCGAACAACCGAATTCGATGACTCCATGGGCAGCGGCCTTGCTCTTATTGGGGCACGGAAGAAGCTATACCGCACCAACAATGAACTTCATCGGGAAGTAACCGACTTTATTAAAATTTATACCGCACTCTAATGGCAGAAGAACAAGCAATGCAATCATACCCTCCTCACGACATTGATCCGAAGAAGAAAGACAAAGCCTGGGGGCTTCAATACGCGAAGGCTTGTTGGTATGACTGGAATTATACGATACCACGTACCGTATTCTACAACGCCGCCGATAAGTACGAGGAGCTTAGGTTGTACGCGATCGGAAAGCAGCCTATCAATAAGTACAAAAAGTTGATGGGGGTAGATGAACAGACAAACCAAACTTATCTCAATCTGGATTGGACCGTGCGTCCCTTCATTGCACAGAAGCGCGATGTGGCCATTAGCAAGATGCTGCTGCAAGGGCATTCGGTCATAGCGACGCCTATTGATCCGACCGCTAAGGCGGAGTTAGATCAGTTTTTCGCGGAAGCAAAGGCAAAGATCGCCATGCGGCAAGTGGCGCAGCAGACAAATCCGGAACTAGCACAGCATCCCCTGCTACAGCCCAATGCCGGGGAGCCCATGGATTGGGAAGAGATGCAAATGCGCGTCGATTTTGGGGAGCAATTCAACCGGGCGAAAGATGCAGAAGAGGCGATCCAATTGGGGTTCTACGAGAATGACCTGGAGCTGTTCGAACAAAAGATATACGAAGATTTGTTTGATCTTGGTGTGGCCGGATATAAGGAATGGCTTGGAGACGACAACAAACCCAAATTCAGAAACGTCAATCCGGAAGCCGTCGTCACCAATTACTGCAAATGGAAGAACTTTAAGGACCTTATCCATGCAGGTGAAGTGATCGATGTTTCGCTCATCGATTTGGCGACCATGGAAAACGAGGACGGCACGACGACTTTTACGCAGGAAGAAATTGAAAGTATGAAAAACGCCGTGGCGGGGAAATGGAGCAATCCTTCCATGGTAGGGCGGAGCACCAACTATTTCAAAGGCTATGATAAGTTCAAAGTAAAAGTGCTTGATCTCGAATTCTTTTCGTATAACATTCTCAACTTCAAGGAATGGAAAGACAAACGTGGAAACACCCGATTCAAATTCAATGATGCGCTTCCCGACAAGCGGGATAACGATAAAACTAAGTACGACCAGCGACGCGTGAAGGTGGTTTATTGTATCAAATGGGTTGTAGGGACCGACTACGCGTATGATTTTCACCTCAAGCAAGATATGAAGCGCAGTGTGGACCCCAAGAAAAAAGCGGAGACCTCGCTAAGCTATCGTTTTATCGCTCCCAATTTCTATGAAATGCGCGCCTTGGGCATGATGGAACGCCTTATGCCACTAATTGATGAATATCAAATCGATATTTATAAGATACAGAACATTTCTAACCGCATTGTGCCGAATGGCTGGTGGATTGATTTAGATGCACTCGAAAACGTAGCATTGAACAAGGGTGGGGAAAATATGAAACCGTTGGACCTGATTCAAATGTTCATGGAGACGGGGGTTTTGGTCGGGCGGTCGCAAGGGGTAATGGGTGACAACGTCAACTACAAACCCATTATTCCCATACAAAACAGCATTGCATCCGAGATCGTGGCACTCTTTCAAAAGATGCAGATCACGATGAATCAAATACAGGCGATGATCGGCCTCAATGACATTACGGATGCCAGCACACCCAGTCCCAAGCTGTTGAATGGCGTGGCGACGATGATGGATCAGGGGACGAATAATTCGCTTTATCCCATGATCCTGGCTAAGAAATACCTCATGACCCAGCTGGCCAATGATGTCCTGATTCGTATTCAACAGGGGCTACGGAAGGGAGGCGTAAGCGGATATGCACCGGCGCTGAATTCGAATACCCTTAAGTTCATGGAGATATCCAGCGCCCTCAGCCTGCGGGACTACGGGATCATGCTGGATGAGAAGCCTACCGATGAGCAAAAGCAAATGCTCATGCAGCAGTTGCAATTCGATATACAAAACGGATTTCTGGATACGTCCGATGCGTTTTACATTATCAACGTATATAATGTTAAGCAGGCACAACAGATACTTTCGTATAGGGCAAAACGCAATAAACAGGAGATGGAACAGGCCAAGCAGGCAGCAGCTATGCAGCAGCAGCAGGCGCAAGCGCAGCAAACAATGATGGCCGGGCAGGCACAGCAACAGCTCGAAGCACTGAAACACCACAATGCGATGGAATTGCAGATGCTAAAGGGTCAGCAAGCCATGGAAGAACTGAAGCTGAAAATGGGTGTCCAGGCGCAAGCGGCGCAGCAAGCCAATCAGGTTAAACTGGCGGGCCATGTTATCCAGGCCAATACCCAGGAGAATATGCAGAAGCGAGAAATGGGGATGCCGGAGGAACAATTGCAGGGAGGACCGCCTGCACCGGATATAGAACGCAACATTCCGGAGGAGGCCATGACCTGATGTACGGTTCCTTGTAGACTTCTGGGGTGAAAGGCGCATTTTCGTCGCGGGTAACACCTCATCTTACTGCTACATTTGAGGATGCCTGAATATTACAAGAAGGTAGTATGCCGGCAGTTCACGCTCTCGCCGGAAGAAAAGGAGGCCATTGCCAAGAAGCAAACGGTCACTTTCGAGGGACAGCCTGTCCGGGAGTCTGCGGGAGGGAGGTACCATATCTTGCTCCCGATCGGCGATCGATTAATCCCCGTACACGAGTCGGATTGGATTATTCGAAATCCTGAGATAGAGATCAAGCGCGACCACGAATTCAAAAATCAGTACGTCTCTTTTGATAACATCGATACGGTAGCGTTAGAAACTCGACTGAGCGATATCCGGGCACAGAAAGCCAAAAATTCAATATGAAGGTATTTTACGCAGATGACGCTACGCCGGGCTATGGCGGTATCCCTACGGATGTGATTGCCGCGCTGGCAAAGAACGGCGTGCAGACCAAAGAAGAAGGCGGTGAAGAAATTCCCAACATTGTAACCAAAGCAGAGGAACCCGCCGCTCCTGAGCCGGCTGCTACGCCCGAGGAGGTTAAGCCACCGGCTCCCGTTGTCACTACCACCACGACGAGCGCTGCTGAACTTACGAAAGTAGAAGTAAAGGAGCCGCCCGTCACGGTCAATTGGCGGGATGAATTGAAGAAAGCGCAGCTGGCGGAAGTATTGAAAGAGTTAGGCTTTGATGATAAAATGGTAGGTTTTGCCAACACCTGGAAGGCAGGTGGTGACCTTACCAGTTATCTTAAGGCTGCACTCATTGATTACAACAAGATGTCGCCAGAGGATTTGATGCGCCAGCAGCTGGCGGAGGAATATCCGGAATTCAGCCCCGAGGATTTAGCCGAATTGTATAGGGCAAAAATTATAGATCAATACAAGCTAGACCCAGATGTCTACAGCGAGCAGGAAGTGAAACGCGGAAAGCTGCTGTTAACAGCAGATGCCAAGAAGATAAGGCAAGAGTTAACGAACCGGCAGCAAGAGTACATCCTGAATGCAAAACCTCCCGAGCTTCCTGATCCAACCAAAGAGTTGGAGGCGCAGGCTCGGCAACAAGATGAAGATCGCCAAAAGGCGTTGGATATATATAAGGCCGCATTCGATAGCCATCAAGCTACCAAAGACCTGTTGTCAAACAAGGTGTTGACCATAGGAGAAGGTGAAGATCGGTTTAATTATGAAGTGGCGGACCCGAATAAGGTGCTGAGTATTTTGCAGGACCCCGTTCTCTGGGCGCAAACCGTTTTCAATCCGGACGGCACACCGCAAATAGAAAAGCAACTGGCCATGTCGGCCGTAGCGATCGACCACAAGGGCGTGTTTCGTGAAATCTTCAAAGCAGGCAAAGCGCAAGGCGCGAAGCAAGCTCTGGAGCAATTAGAAAATGCTAAGAAACCAGATGCCCCAGCAGCGGCATCGGAAAAACCACTCACACCCGCCCAGGCATTAGCTAAGAGCGGCATCCTGACGTTTGATAACTTTTAGGAAGCCTGCTACACAACTTTTATTCACTACTAATTTATTTTGCCATGGCAGCAGGTGCACAGGGCACGATGAACAAAGCGTTCGTCAGCGCTATATCATTCCTTGATCAGAGGGACATCAATCCAAATTTGCTCGACCAAAGCCGTGATGCGGAATTTACCGATATCATGAAGCTGGTGGGGCGCT